TCGTGAAAAGAATAAATCCTCCTTTGGAGCATTCGTTTATTTGAGTCAGCAAAGATTCTGGGAATTTAAAGCCTGACATAAATATTATTACACTATCATAAGTTTATATCGAACTTATCATAAAAAAACTTTTTAGACAATTCTTCGACTTCATTTTCTAATATCTCTATTAACTTGATGTTATTAAGCTCTAACCATTCTATTTTTTGGTTGTCTCTTCTAATTGAGTCTAGATATTTCATCCTTGAGTTAGAGTGAAAGAACTTGTTGAATGAATAGTGTTGATTACCTTGAACCTCAACAGCTATTTTTCTAGTAAAGTTAATTATATCAACTTTTAGCCTAGTTCCAAAAACAGGAAATTCTTCAAAACAAATGTGATTCCGCCAATGAGGCATAAGGAACTGTTTGACTTTAAACTGTATTTTAGACCTAGATTTTTTATTCCAATTAATCCTGTATTTTACTACATCTTTACCAACTAGTTTACCGTTTACGTTGAAAAGCTTCATATATGACGCGCGTCATCTTCATCTTTTTCGGCATAACCAGAGTCTTGTCTTTGAAGGTTTACTTCATTCTTTTTTAAGTATACATTATAAACATCATCAGCATCCATGCCCAGAACCTGAGCCAAGCTTATTAAAAAATGAAACAAGTCAACAACCTCGACTCTTGCGTTTTGTAAATCAAATTTTTGATATTTGGCCCACCATTTCCAAGGAACACTGTCGGTGAGTTCTGCCAATTCCTGTGACATCGCACGGCAGTAATTGAGTACCCATTCAGCCCTTTCGTCTTCGCTGGTCATCTCATCAGTGTTTATGCCTATCCTCTTATTCAGAGAATTCTGCATTTGAAAAAGTTCGTTTAATTTATCCATGGTTATTTTTGGAAAGCTGCAAGAATATAATCATACAGAAATTTTGTTAATTCAGTGTTTTTAGTTAGGTAGTTTCTAAAACTCTCCAATCCTTGATGCTGTTTCTCGTAGTCAAGCCCCCTCTTATCGAACTCCTCGCACATCTCATCAGAAAAATTTATCCAAGCTCCTTTCTGAGTTATGCAATGAAAGGCCGTCATTACGTCTATTATCTCTTGTTCTGTCCAGACACTCTCGCCGTTCTTTCTAAAATACTTAATTGGATACCTTACTGGTGCTCCTGTTTTTTCGTTTGGAGTTTTCCTTAAAATGATTTTACAAAAATGACCAACTATACCCTCTTTGCCATGTTGATCCTTCTCAATTATAAAGTCTGCTTTATGCCTTGGCTGAAACTCTAAAATCCAATCGCTATAGTGAAGCAGGGCATTCCCGCCAGAAGCATTGGTAAGCCTTGGGTCGCTTTTTTCATAAGGGTTAATTGAGACCTTACTCCTTACTTGACTTATTAAAAATAAAATATGGCCTCCAACACTAAGATTCAAAGCTATTTTTCTTAAGAAATCAGAGCTTAAAGTAGAGCCGCCAGCAACCTTATTGGATTCCTCGAATGGACGATCTAAGTCTGAATGACGAACCAAAGCGTCCATTGAATCAATAATAAACATATATTTGCAGTTAGTTGGGTTGTCTTGAACTAAGTACCTTATAAAATTCAAAACATGCTCGTATATGTTAGTCTTTCTAACGCACCACTTATCCTCTGAGGTATCAACTCCCGCCCTCTCTATCATATCTTTAGATAGCCTACCTTCAGCTTTTACATAGACAACCATGCTGTTATCCATCTTCTGAAAGTTTCTAGCGAAAGATAAAGCGCAAGATGTTTTTCCGCCTTCTGAAACGCCCGAAGCCCTAATAACGGAGGGACGAACGCCTCCAGACATCTCCATATCTAACAGCAAACTACCGCTTGATACAACGTAATCTACTTCTTCAGCGAAATCATTATGATACTCTTTATTGTCAGATAAATATTGTTTTATCTGGTCGACTGGGGTCTTCCCCTCCGCGCTACTTCTTTTCTTTTTTGCTGCCATTTTTTAAGAACTCTAAAACAGTGTTAGGTGGGGACTCTTCAATGCGTAAGTCTTCCCCCACTTTTTTGTCAAGTAAATCGTAAGAAACTTTATCTTTAAGCTGGAAAGATTTAACCTTTTTCCTAGCCCTAATCTTTCTAAGGACTTCTGGTTTAAGTAAATTAACTAGAGTATAAACTTTTAAGTCGTCGTAATTTGAGTTGAGCCATTTCCAAAGCTCAATGTCTGGAAAAAAAGCTAAGAGCTTCTGGGCCTGCTTATTTTGGTGAAAGAAATTAGTATTTTTTCGATCAACTAAAAAGTTGTCCATCAAATACTTACGCTTTTCCTTCTCGTTCACGCAGAGGAATGTACCCTACGCTTTTAGTTAAGTCAAGACTCAAGATCGTTAAGAACCATTCTCTTCACTAAATTGGGAAAGGAAATTTCAGGCTTCCACCCTATCTCTTCTCTAGCTTTATTAGAATTACCGTAAAGAAGGTTTACCTCCGCAGGCCTGTAAAAATCTTCATTAACTTCCACTAGGACAATGTCTTGGAAGTTTGCAAATTTAGCCTCTAAACCCTCTCCTTCCCATCTGCCGGTTATCCCTGCGGCTTCGAAAGCTAAAGTAACAAACTCAGAAATTTCATGAGTCTCATTACTTGACAGTACGTAGTCTTTTGGCTCGTCTTGGTTAAGCATTAACCAAACTCCTCTGATGAAATCTTCTGAGTCAGACCAGTCTCTCTTAGAATTTATGTTGCCTAACTGGATGGGGTCGAAAGGCTCTCCTAGATCCATGCTTCTCTTTATTCTCGCTACACCCTTTGTTATTTTTCTTGTCACGAACTCCTCTCCCCTTCTTAGTCCCTCATGATTAAAAAGTAACCCACAACAAGCAAACAAACCATAAGAATCCCTATAAACCTTTACAAGCTGTCTAGCCGCAACCTTAGAAGCTCCATAAGGGCTAACTGGACGAGGAGGATGACTCTCGTCTTGTGGAGAATATTCCACATCCCCAAACTCCTCGCTAGAGCCTGCTTGGTAAAACCTGCAAGAAGGATTATAAAGTCTTATAGCCTCAAGCATATCTAACACCGCTGTGGCATTTGTCGCAAAAGTCTGAACTGGAAAATCCCAACTACTACCAACGAAACTCTGCGCCGCAAAATTTATAAAGTAATCCGGTTTTAGATCTTGGACTACTCTTGTGATACAGCTAGAGTCTGTTACGTCTAAGTTTATTAAAGAAAAATTTGGATTCCCTTCTAAATGTTCAATGTTATCGTGATTTTCAACGCTTACTCTTCTGGCCCCTCCAAAGACGTGTATTTCGCCTTCTTTATGAGTACTAAGTAAAAAGTCCGCCATGTTGCTGCCATCCTGACCAGTAACACCAGTAATAATAATGGTTTTTTTAGATTCGTTCATTTCTCTTATTTTAACAGCCGAGGATATATTTATAGCTTGCATTTTAGTTTTCCAAGTTAATAACTTTTTTGTATTCTTTAACCCAATTATCTAAATCGCCAGTAGTGGCCCATCCAAGCTTCTCTTTTATTTTGGAGTTGTTTGCTAAAGTCGCTTTAGGCTCTAATTTCGGATCAAGGTACTCTCTTTCTCCCCCTATTAAATCAGCAACGTGGTTTACGCTAGCGTTGTCTCCATTACCTACGTTAAAAATCTCAAAATCGTTGAGCCCTTCTGATGTCGCTGACAGTATATTAGCCTTTACTACGTCCTTGACGTATGTGAAATCTCTAGTTTGCTCACCATCTCCAAATATAGTAATCTTTTCCCCGCTCATAACTTGGTTGAGGAATATTCCAATCGCTGTTGCGTAAGCTCCACCAAGAGGCATGCCTTCTCCATAAACGTTGAAGTACCTAAGAGCAACGCCTTTTATGTCGTAAATTTCAGTAAAGAGTTTTAAGTAATCCTCTCCTATCTTTTTTTGTAGCCCGTAAGGGCTTTTAGGGTTAAGGGGATGAGTCTCTGCGGTTGGCATTTCCGCATCGCCATAAACAGATGAAGAAGAGCTAAAAACTATTTTATTAACTCCAGCGTCTACACAAGCCTTAAAAAGTTGGACTGTCCCATGTACATTAGTGAAATCGAAATGAGCTGGATCTTGGATAGATGGCTGAACTCTTGCTTTGGCAGCTAAATGAAAACAAGTATCTACTCCATCTAAAAACTTGTGATAAAAGTTAGGTTTAGCAATGTCGCATTGAATGAAGTCACACTTTTCACTCCACTGTGGAGAAGATACGTTCTCAGAAGAACAGTCGTCTATAACAACAACATGATGCCCTTGGTTTAGTAGCTCTACTACTAAATTCGTACCTATAAAACCGAAACCGCCTGTTACTAAATATTTCATTTTAAGATAAAATCTAAATACTTGTCTGTTTGAACGTCTAAATACAAGTCAAACTCTTCTTTTATTCTATTATAGAAAAATCCATGTTTTTGTTCCATTTGTTTTAAGCAAATATCAAAATCTCTCTCAGCGTCACGATAACCTATTCCGTAATCTGCAGTAAGATAGGAGTCGCCGCTATTTTCATTATATATGATTGGAAGCCCACTTGCAACACCCTCTAACTTATGCATGCCGCAAGGCTCATGCTCGGAACCTGAGACATAAATCGTATGTTTTCTCAGCTCAGAAGCCAGCTCATCAGCATTCATCGGCTTAACGACTCTAGTGTTTTTAAACTCTGAACCTTTTGGTGGATTGCCAATATACGTAAACTCTACATTCCCCCAAGCTGGTATTTTTGAATCTATATAGTCGTATAGGGCCTTGCCCTTCATTGGGTCAGAAGACCAATGGTGAGTTACTAATTTAATCTTATCAAAAGAA